TGGTCCCGTTAACCTACGGGGGGAGGGGGGGTTGCACCCGGTTTGACCTCTGTGTGCTAGAGGGAGAGTCACTGGACTCAATTACGGGCTTCGATTTAAGTGGAGCCGAAAACACTACCAATTATCGCATTGGCCGCGCAGAACCAAGTTCTGGGTGCACTAGAGGGCTTGGAGGAGTTGGGAAGAGCAGAGAACCTCGCCGCTGATCTGAGGAGAGGCGAGGGTGACGGAGGTTGCCTTGGCGGGGGCAGGGGAAAAGACGAGGAGCTTGGGGGTGTCCAGGTAGGAAACGCTGTCCTTAAGCATGTCATTGACGGAGTTTATGGGCAGCGGGAGTTCGATGGGGCGGGTAGAGTTGATGGCGCCGCCAAAGGTGTAGGAGGAACCACCGTAGATCTTGAGGATGTCGGTGGGGGAGGCTGGAGAGTTGGCAGAGACCCAGGCCAGGTCGACCGTGATAGGAAGCGATACCACCCCGTCAAAGGGGGTGATAATGGCCTTAGCTGAGAGAAGTCGGGCGTGCCGAAAGAGGGAAGTAAGTCGAAGGAGTTCGGGGCAGGAGGAGAGAGAGATCTGGGACGAAACTTCTTTGGGGCCGAAGTTCGCGACATGGATCTGGAACTTGAACGGGAAAGAAGGGGAGCGGGGGGTGTCGGGGATGGAGAGGACATGGCCGGGAGCGTTGATGGAAGGCTGTTTGGCGCTCACGGAAGTGTCGGTAGTCATATTTCAATTGAAAGAGAGATGCAAAGAAGACTCTAGCTGGGACACTTTGGGGTCGCTCATAAAGCTCGGGAGCGAGGATTTGGAAACTAAGAGATCCCGAGCTTTCTGGGGAAGAAGGGAGAAGAAGGCCTTGGAAACCCACTTCACTCGCAGAAGCAACCGGAGAAGCTTGCTTTCTGGAATGGGGTCATTGGAGAGAAGGAGCTTCTGAGAAGGGGTTGCATGGCGGCAAAAGAAGTCGTGGCAGGCGGAGTGATAAGAGAGGAGGGAGGGGGGAAGAGCGGACGAGACGGAATCGCCAAGGAGATGACCAACGGAGAACTCGGTCAAGTAAGAGAGCATCTTGTCGGGGAGGGACCCATCATCAACGCAGATCATAAGCTTGGCAAAGAGGGCGAGGGGGTTGCGACAGGCGCCAAAAGGGGAGACGTAATAACCGCAGAAAAGGGGGTAAGGAGTCCGCTCGATTTTGAAACGAAGGTGGAGCAGGCGGCGAACGGAAGGCCAAGAGGGTTGTTCGGGAGGGGAGCCGGCAACAACTGAATCGTCACCGGAAACAAGAACCGGGGAGTCGCGGAGGTCGTATTTGAGAGTACAGGACGGCGATGTTGTAGTCGGTGTCGTGCATAGGGTCCGGGGCTCACCGTGAGCTC